GGGAGTGCGCGAAAGGAGTATGTAAGAATGTTTCGAAAACCTCTGTTAGTATGCACGTTGCTGGTCATCCTGTTCACTGCCGCCACTGTGGCAGCGGATACACCGCCAGCTGGAAGTAGTGATACTACCATTAACAAAAATGTTGTCACTCCTACTTCCCCAGACAACGATAAAGGAACAACGAAAGAATCTTCCCACACTAAAAAAGAGTCCACAGGGGACCCTGTCCTTTCCCTCAACAAAATCACCTTCGCCACTAAGGAGGCGCGAAAGAAGCGTATCGAGCAGCTCGTGAAAGCAGTCGAAGCCATCGAGGACCGCGGAGGCAAACCGCGCAGCAAAAAACAGTGCAACAATCGCTGGAAGAAACGCTGTGGCAAACTCAAAACCGACGCCGACCCACGTCGCAGCCACAAAGCTTACCGCTACAAGCTCTGCCTTCGTAAATGGAAACGCTGCCTCAAACGAGACCAACGTTGGACTGAGCGCCGCTACGTCATCGCTGAAGCTGCTCTCAACGCTCAGGAGAAGACCGGCGTAGACGCCACTTTTATGGTTGCGGTGGGTCGTATGGAATCGGACTTCCGAAATCTGATTCTCATCAACTCCGCTTGCAAGTACCGACGACGTACCTACGGATGCTACGCCGATTGTGGCATGACACAACACCACGTTCGTGGGCCTCTCAAATATGTCATGCGTTATTGCAAGAAGCTAGCGCGTCCACGCCGACATCGCGATTACGCAAAGAGCGTCAAGCTCGCTTTCCGCAAGAGCGCAGAGGAGTTAGCACGCCACGTCAAATATTGCAACGACCCCAAGAAAGTGAGGCGGCACTTACCTACCAGACGGTGCATCCTCAACCGCTACAACCAAGGCACCTTCTACAAGCGCATGGAACGGTGCGGCCGTTGCTGGCTGAATCCCGCTAAGTTCATTAGCACTGAGGTGTACCGCTGGAGGTTACAGGATTGCAAAAAGCGGCGCCGGAAGTGTCGGCATACAGCAGCTTATTGGAAGAAGCTCACCTGTTTTGAGTACGGAGCTCGTCACGCCATCCGGTCCAAACGAAGCTGCCGCCGTTGCTACAGCCTCGCAAAAATACGTACCCGGTTTTACAAATCCCCACAAACCGGCACCCACCTCACTTCTTTCCTCTTCAAGAAGACTGCCAAGAAGTAGCATTCGCTACAAATCCAACCGCTTATAGTTACTTTCTAACAGGGCAAAATGATGCTAGAAGGCTCAGTGTTAGCTAAATCGCCCTGGTAGCACTTCTTTCCCTTCACTGACTCTGAGCCTCAAGTAGGTTCAGAATGTCAGACACACCAGCAGTACACTGCATTTCCGAGCTGCACGACCTGATTCTACTACAGGTTCCAGAAGAACGGCTTGCTCATATCACCACCGAGCTCGAGTCTAGCGCCCCAAGGGTGCGGCTTGCTTGGCCTCTGTTGAAAGAGAAGCAGCTGCCTGCTCGAGTAGAGCGCTTGATTGACTCCCTCACCCTTCGTTATCCCACCGTCGCCATCAGCCCTCCCATCATGCACTCAGACAACACCCGCAATTTCCTCACCGTTCAGGCTGCCGATGTCGAGGATGCCCTTCCTGAAGAAGCTGCTGAAGGAGAGCCCATCCCCTCCGATTCAAGCTTCCCCATTTCGTTCACCGTGGGCGATGTGGCGTTCGATATTGCCAGCTACGATGGCATGACCTATACACTCCTTCACAATGGTGCGGAGCTCGAGGGCGACTACCCCAACATGGCAGCTGCTGTAGGAGCTCTTTTGCCATACGTGCTCCGTGAGATTGCGGACCAGGAAGCACAGAAGGGCACACCCAACCCGCAGCAATCTGTGGACAAGGAGTTCCTTTTCGAGCTCTCACAATATTTCCGTAAAAGTCCCATTGTTCCCGACGATTCCATCCAGAAGCACCTGGTGGATTTCGTGGAACTCACTACACATAGAGACTTTGATGCGTAGTTTCGGCGGGCGCACGCAGGTCGGCATATGATGGATTTCCTTGGTTACATGTTGGAACCGCTACTCGCGGAGGCTACGAAAGCTACACAGCCAACGGGGTTTACCTGGCGTGACGTTATCAGTCTGGCAAGCATCGCCGTACCTTTACTACTGGGACTTTATCTTTACCTGGTGCGGAAGAAGCAGGAAGCTGAGAAAGAGCTGCAGCAGCAGCAGATGCGGGAATTGAGGGAAGCGATCAAGCGTGCACAGGATGATGTGGACGAGGCGTTGGAGAAGGTGGAGGAGACGATTAGAAAGCATCTCGAACATCAAACCGGGTGTGTTACCAAATACGTCAATCAGGACGTTTACAAAGATGATATGAAAACGCAGGCGGGTCATGTTGCCTCTGTGCGCAGCACCATCGATACGTTGAACACGATGTTGGTGCAGCAACAACAGCTCATGACAAACCTGGTGAAAACTCTATCTTAGCGGGAGTAGCCCACGATGTGTGCTCAGGATGGAATTGGTAGTGGCGGCGAAGAGAAAGAGAAGGGTGAAATGCTTCTTCAAGAAGAACAGTCTACAGAATCTGCACGGACAGAAACAGACGGGCTTCCTCGTACGACAACAGGGGTCATCCGTATCATGCGGGCCAAAGGTCGCGAGGAAGCAGCAGCTTTAGTAGAAGAGCTGCACGAAACAAAAGAGAAGGTGGTCGAGACGACTCGAAGGGCGCAGAAGCTCCTTGCCTTGTTGCGCACGTTGCACAAGAAGACCACAGGCACTTTCCCTACTATCCCCCCTCGAGCTTCCGAAGAAGAAGCGTAGCCTCCCAGAGATTGCATGTCGTCGACGAAGAAGCCATTCCCGAAACTGAAAAAGCGTTCCCTCACAGACTTTGGAGGGGATGCTAGGGAAGAGGCTTCCGCGAAGAAAAAGAATACACCCAAAAAGAAAGTTTCTCCCGCGTCAACTCCCACCACGAAACCGAAAGAGTCGTTCAGCACTAACATCTACGCTGCCCTCGATGCAGCCTCCGAAGTCACCGAAGATAGCACTAAGGTACCGAGCCCCAACGAGCTCATGAAGCTCGCTATCTCAGCGGACCTCGACCCCTCCATCTTCGTCGAGCGCAGCTTCCCGGTAGCAGCCAACGTTATAGAGTGGTGTCGGAGTGCCAACTTCCTGGGCTTTTCTGGTGAGCTACGGCCTCGACAGTTCCAGGTCCTCTCGCAATTCTTCGGGGATGTCTGCTACCAGTGCTCCGATGTCCATTACGTACACAACGTCCCTGTAGATGATACTATCGGAAACGTTATCGATCGATTCGTCCTGCTTGAACATGGTGTTTGTCCTAAATGCCGACGTAATCGCACAGAGATGTTGGCAGACTGGCTATCAGATCCACGGTTCGCAGATTACAATCAGTTCGATGAAAAGCTTCAACTGCGTCCTGTACCTCCTAATGAATTTGTTGGTGTGTGGGGGCAGAGGTCTGGAAAATCCTTCACTGTTTCTACTTTTGCTGTCCCTTACATATTGCATCGCTACTTAGCGCTCCCAAGCCCCACAAAGTATTTTGAGCAGGCTAGTAATTCTATCTTACAAGCTACGTTTGTGGCGCCTACTATTTACCAGGCGGAAGACAACATGTGGAAGTCCTTCCGGGAAATCTATGAAAGTTCGCCATGGTTTAGAGAGATAAAGAGCCATAACATCGCGGAAGGGAAGCGTTTAGGGGTATCTCTTTATGAAGCTGCGAAGCGTTTCATCTTTTTCCCCGGAAAGCGCATCGCTATTTATATGCAAGCTGCCAGCTCTATTACGCTGCGTGGTGCAACCAGACTTTGCTGTACCCTTGATGAGTTAGGTTGGTTTAATACTACATCTGATGGGAAGCGCCGTACAGGGGTCAAAGACGGCACTGAAATATTTAACGCGCTAGAGAACAGCTTGCAAACTATACGTACCCAAGCAAACAGGCGTCGTAGGAGTGGTGATTATAACACGCTTGATGGTTATATGCTCAACATTTCCAGCCCAACTTCAGTAGCCGACCCTATTATGCAACGGGCCACGGTAGCGGATAAGAGCCCTCGCATGTTCTACACACACTATGCAACATGGGAGGCTAACCCTCAAGAAGATGAGGATACTATCAAGGAACAGAAAGCTGGTGACCCTGAATCGCTGATGCGCGACTTCTACGCTATACCGCCCCGAGCACTCAGTCCTTTCTTCCCAAACCACGCGCTCGTGGAGCAACTCGTAGCAGATGAGACCGTAATCGAACCCCTGTTCAACTACGTTATCGATAAAGAGAGCCATACCGGTGAGCCCTCTCTTCTACGCCCCACGCCTAAAGATATCAAAGCAGACATCTTCAACGCACGGGTGCTCGCTGTGGATAACGGAGAAATCAACGATCACTTTGCTCTCTGCATCGCCCGCTATGAGCCAGAAACTGAAGGTATCATTTACGAGGAGTTCCTGGAAGTAGCTCCCTACCGAGGTTTCCATGTAGACCTCAACTGGTGCTACAACGAGCTCATCGTTCCGCTCGTTCGCTCCTTCCAGTTCGTGCACGTAGTATTCGATCGCTGGAACAGCGCTGTCCAGGTCCTCGACCTTCGCAACACACACGATATGGACGCGGAACGGTACACCCTCAAACTGAAAGACTACAAAGAATTCAAACACGACTTACAGGACGTGAAGATTCATTTCCCCGCAGCAGAGAAGAACCCGGATGACCTGCTCAAAATGCGAAACGTAGCCATGCGCGCCGATTACCCCAGAGCGCACTTCCAGCTGCAACTCACTACTGTAGAGCAGTTCGGCAACAAGGCCCCCATGAAACCAGAGAACGGTACGGATGACCTGTTTCGCACAGCCGTTCTCTGCCACAGCCAAATCCGTCGCTACCAAGACGAGTACGCCAAACGAAGCCGAGGCCGTGGCCGTCGCCTGCCCGGCATGATGACAGCTGGCCTGTTCCGCGGCGCTAGCACCCGAGGAATGGGTATGACCAACCGCGGCCTCGAGGGTGGTGGTCCCAATACCGGGCGCTCCGTAGGAATGTTCTACAACAGGTCGAGCCGCAGCCCCTTCAACAGAGGAAGCTAAACGTCATGAATATCTACACATTTGTACGAGATACCTGCACCAAAGCCAATTTCGGTGTCAACACTGGAGCCGTTCAACGACTCGTCGGAACACTCCGTGCCGCTGGGTTTCAAGATGACCTATCCACCAAAGATGCTCAGATAGCTACACAGATTATCAACAAGCGTCTCAAGCAGATAAGCAGCCCCGAGATGCGCACGGCAGGTGTAGAATCACCCATCTCGTCCACTGCAAAGTTTGAAGAAATCGAATCGCTACGCAGCAAGAACCTCTGCCCACGTTGTAAAAGTACTATGGACGAGGTAAAGCTCGCAACGTACAACAAAACTAAGGCTGCGTACGAGAAAGCCAAGTTCTGCAAAAGATGTAAAGTAGCTCTCTGGATCGACTAAGTAGCGGAAAACAGACATGTTCAAAGTGAGATTCGATATGACGGAGGGGCGCTACCGCCGCGTCGCCAACCGCACCGCCGCAGTCATGCGGTCGCACAGCTCCTCCTCAGGTGCCCGCCGCAGGTACGGCACAGCTACCACAGGAGCTATCCCACCAGATAAGCTCCGCCACGCTGTAGGCTCCCTTACGAATGTCACCGCGCCAATGCAAGCAGGCGCAGACATGTCCCAGCGATACTCCCCCGTCTTCGAACGCGCCGAGGACCCGACTATCGCTGAAGATTTTATGCCTGCCGACCCCCAAACGCAGCATAAAATATTTCGCAACCTTATCATGTTTGACCCCATTGCAGGTCCCGCCACCGAGTACTGGCGCGACCTCGCCTTCTCTCAAAATGTCATCCTTAGTGGCATCGACGACGATAAAGCCATTCAATTCTTTCAAGACGCCATCGACGCATCCGGTATCGTCCCTGCGATGCCCATGCTCCTCAGCGACTACCTCACGTTCGGTAAGTTCGTCTTCCACATGATTTTCGATAAGAAGATGGGTTACTGGACCGAGGTCATCCCACACGACCTCGATTACGTCTCCATCAAGGTTTCCCCCATTCCGAGCCTCGACCCCATCATCGACATCCAGCCCACACAAGACATGCGAGAGTGGGCCATCTCTTCCGACCCCCGCGTCATCGCACAACGTCGTGATGTAGACGCCGTACTCGTTAGCCTCATGGCAGCCGGACGCCCTATTCCCCTAGCGCCCGAAAACACCATGTTCCTTCCGCGTCGAGTGTTCGCTACCGACTACTACGGTACCTCGTACCTCACGCGCATTATGCCCTTCAAAATCTATGAGAAGGCTCTCCTCGATGCATCCATCGCTGGAGCTCGTAGACGTGCTGGACCCCTCTGGCACATCAAAGTGTGGCCCGACGCTACCGATGTTGAGATGTCCGAAATCCTCGACCTCTTCTTCGCCGCAGAAGAAGACCCCATCGGCGGCAAAGTCCTCACCCGAGAAGGCGTCGATGTTGTCCCTGTTGGTGGAGGCTCCGCAGACTTCTGGAAACTCTCTGATGAGTGGAACTTCCTCAGCGAAGCTAAGATGCACGCGTTGGGAATCAGCGCTACCTTCTTAGACGGAACAGCTAACTACAACAGCATGGACATGATTCTGTCCACCTTCCTCGAGAAGGTCCGGTCTGTCCGTTCTTACTTTACGCGCAAAATCATCCTTGAGAAAATCTGCCGACAGCTCGCGCAGATCCATGGCATGAAAAAGCGCTCGCAGGCAGACCTGTCCCACCGCATACGTACTAGCAGGAAAATCAATAAACGTTCAGACCCAGAGTACATGCTGCCAACTATCGAGTGGGATAAGCCCCTAGCACCCATCGCAGACCGCGACTACCTCGATATCATCAACATGCTTGATGAAGCTGGGCTTCCTGTACCCATCCGTATGAAAACTCAGGTAGCCGGTTTCGATATCGACAAAGCACTCGACTCTTTCGATTCAGACCTCGAAACCTGGAAGAAGATTTACGAACACCGTCGTGCCAAAGCAGAGCTCGCCGCGCAGTACGGGTTCGATGAGAGTGGTGCATTCCAAGGCGGTGAGCTTGGTACAGGGCTCGGAGGAGCTGGTTTAGGCGCAGAGATTGGTGGTGAGTTGCCAGGAGGAGGCCTCCCCGGGGAGCTTCCCCCCGAAGAGGGTTTGGGTGAGCTCCCTGAGCTCGGTGGAGGAGAAGCTGCTCCTGAGCTTGGTGGTGAGGAAGCTGCTCCCGCTACTGAAGAACTTCCCCCGGCAGCACCTACTCCTGGTGCTGGTGAAGGGTTCGGAGCAGATCTGGCAGCCCCGCGCTTCAAGGCTAAGCCCCTTCCTCAACGTCTCGTGGTCAGCAAAGCTCGTATTCAAGCAGCTAACGATATTGTTCAGGACCTCGAGCGAATCCCCATCTGGGATAATGATGGCGCTCTCTTTGGTTTACCTCGTCGACGCGTAGCAAAAATCCTGGACCGCATTGCTCATACAGACCCCAAAGAGAAGCGTCGCAAAAAACTCGGTAGAGCTCTCCCCAAAGAGCTCGCGAAAACAGAAGGGCTCGATCGGATGCAGGCCAACATGGTCCAATACCTCGCTATCCGACTGGGGTTCGTTCCACCCGTAGAAATTCAAGAAGAGGCTTTCGATAGCATCCGCAAGTTCATCGTTTCCCGTATGGACGGTAACGGCTTGACGAAAGCAGTGAGCAACGAGATTGTGATGCTCACTAAGATAGCTGAAGCTGGCGGACGTCGGTCCGATAGCAAGTTGGCTAAAAAGATAAACCCTGCGTTGATTATGCCACGCTACGAAAGCGCCCTTTCCGATTCCCAGCTACTAACGGGCGTCGTCGACTCGAACCCGTTCATCAAATCGTAACCATCGAAAGGTGGTAGACATGTCCGACCAAGAAACTCTCTCGAGCGAGGGAGGAATAGGCATCGAGTTCAGTGCGCCCTCTCCTTATGACCTTCCGGAGAAGTTGCGTGTGGAAGCCCAAGATCCCGAAGAAGAGAAGTCTGAAGAATCCCCTACCGAAGACACACCTGAAGAACCTGCTGAAGAGGCTGCCGATGATCCGTTGGCTGAAGAGGAGCCAGAAGAGGAGAAGGTAGGCCCATCTGAAGAGGAGATGCTCGAGTCTATCGAGAAAAGTCCTGGTGTTCAGTGGAGAAAATACCTTCGCCCCGTACTCAAAATCATCAAGGATACGAAGCTCAAAGTTCCCATCGAGCTCCACAATAGCTACACCGTCGGAATGGACGATGACACTTCTTTAGGGTTCCACATTGTTGGTATAGTTCATTTCATCGATGAGGTTCCAGCGGACGTCGCTGCTCAGCTTAAAGGGGAAACGCTTCGCTATGATGCGTTTGTTACTCCGGATGGCAACCTCGGAGATGTAGACCTTCTTTACCCTACACTGCAAGCTCCGTACGAACCCACTTTTCGGATAAATCGAAACGTGGAACGCCTTTGAGGTTAGTTTATAACGACTAACCGAGGCATAGCGTAAACGGGATACCTGTATGGCGAATTGGAGCAGAGCATGGAACGGCTGCGGCAGCAATGTCAGCAGTAGTTGTGCTGCTGGTTGCTTTAATCCTTTATACCCTGCTGCAAGTACGCAGGGGAATGTTCTGGATGGGTTTCCTCTTTCCATCCAAACTTGCGGTCAAGCGATGCACGAGTTTGGGCAGGCACTCCAGTCTGCTCTTCCTGCTCAGAACGTTATTGTGAAAACAAACTCTTCTGCGTCGTACACGTTGGACGTTCGTATTGATCCCAAAGTCACAGCCACTGCCACTATCCAATTTCAAGGAAACACGTGTGACTTTCCTGTTTCTGCTACGTACGCAAAGGGTGGAAGTAGTGGGAGCGCCAAGTTTTCCGGACTCACCGAGCTACTTAATTGGCTGGTAAGTGTTTTGCGTTAGGTTGGTGTGGAAATTATGGGAACGTTTAACAAAAAAGGTCTTCCGGCGAAGTTAGTCTATAAAGGATCAAGATATCGTCTTGCAATAACAGAAGAGGGCAAGCTCTGGAAGAGCCAGATAGCTCCTCGTCTTGAACAACTTTTCGAGATCGCTTCCGACGGTGAAACAGAAGACCAGCTCAAGAAGGAGCAGGCTCATTCTATTTACCGTGAGCTTCGGGAGTACTTCAAGCTACTGGGCATCCAGTAGTTTTCTTTATTACCCTGTCAACATTACCAAGTCACCCACGGCAGGTTTGCCAGCAACATCAGGAGAGTTTAATGCCAACCAAGCAAGCGACACGAACGTATCGGGATTTGAAGGGTCGTACGACCCAGAAGTCTCGGGTGCATCGGTCTGATCGCATCCCAGGAGATCAATTCGATGCCGATAGAGCGCTAGACGAAGGCTACCTCAACATTGAGGAGGGGGCGGACTTCGATGTAGCGGAAGAGGTAGATCCCTCGGAGGTGGAAATTGTCACTGAACAAATTCCGCCTCGAGCGGACGAACCGGAAATGCCTGGAGAAGAGCTGCCCCCACCTGAGGAGGGTTACCAAGAAACAAGTGAAGAGGAGCAAGAGGAAATGCCGTACGAAGAGGGAATGGAAGTAAAGGAAGAGGACATCGAAGAGGCTTACTACGGGGACGAGAAGCCGAAGGAGCTCTACGAGGAGCCCGAGAAAGAGGTAGAGGAAGCCTGTGGCAGTCCCATGAAGGAGGATGCTGCGATGTTGAAGCGTTCCGAAGGTAGTTTTGCAGACCGTCTTCGTATGGCGATGGAGCCCGCTGAAGAGGAGCTGGTGGGTGAGCTCGGTGAGGAAGTGGCTCTCGAGGAGCCGATGCCGACCGAGGGGCCGTGCCCTGCAGGTTGTGAGCCGGTGACAACGGAGGAGACTCCTCCGGAGGGCGCCGAGGACGAGGGTATTCTCGAGGTGGGTGAGGATGAGGTGACCTTCCTCGAAGAGGAGCCAAAGGAAGCGGCTAGTGAGGAAGTGACCGCTGATTCCGAAGATGTAACTCCGGAAGAGGTGATCACGGAGCCCATCCCTGAACCTGAAGAGCCGACCGAGGAAGTAACGGCGGATGTCGAGGAAACCTATGCTGCCGAAGAGGCACTCTACGAGACTCTGGGCAACATCGAAACGTTGGCAGACGTTTCCGCAGAAAACGTAGACCTTTTCCGCACCAACGAGGAGACAGAGAACCCTCAGTACGTGGTGATGGTGGATGGTGACCCGGTGGCGAAGGTGGCGTTCGAGGACCAGCCTGAGGGGGTTCTGTCCGAGATGTTCACGGATGACGACTACCCGCAGTACGTGTTGGAGAACATGCAATCCTTCGGTGTGAAGGAGACGCTGCAGCACGTGCACGCTCGCTACTATGTAGCCAGCGCCATGTCTGGTGAGGTTGCTCAGCAGATGCGAACGGCTGCCGTTGAGGACATGCAAGTCGAGCACAAGCAGCGGTTGGCTGAGATGAAAGACCAGCTGATCAACGTGGCCAACATCGTCGTCGAGGGCTCGCTCAAGAACTACATCACCGACAACCCGCTGCGCGACGCGCTGGTTCAGGGTATGCAGACGGTGAACGTAGACGAGAATGCGGCTCTGGACATCGTTGAGGCAGCGTTCCGGCAGAAGGGCAGCGACTTCTTCCGTGCCATCATCAAGAAGGCCGAGGAGTGGATGGGAGCTCCGCAGGAGGTGTTGGAGCACCACGTGAAGGAGATCTCCCAGATGGACTACCGTCATCCTGGGTACGTACGGGAGATTCCGGAGGAGATTCCGGAGGAGCAGGTGGTCGCGCACATCGAGCAGGTTCCTGCCAGCGTACCACTTCGCACGGTAGCTTCGGCCTCTCCGGCGCCGCGTCCACAGGCGCAGGCGGGGCAGTGGGACAAGGAAGCAATCAAGCGTGAGCTCAACCTGCATCAGAACCTGGTGCAGAAGTCCCTCACGAACCGCGGTGGTCCCCGCTAGTTCCTGTTAGGAAGTGCTTTGCACACGGAGGCAGGAGGGAAACTTCCTGTCTCCTTTGGAAGGCATTTTTCATCCTTTCCGTGTGAGCGTGCCCATGTTCTCAAACCCCGACATTGTAGCAGCTGGTCCCGGTCTTCACGTGGGGGAGCCTTGCCTTTCCCAGCAGTTCACTGGGAAGGGTTTTATCAACGAGCCTGCGATTATCGAGGGGCGCACCCTTGACGTTCATCAAGCAGGAAAGAGTCTTCGAGTAGCGAGCCACGAGCTCGAGAAGGTGGGGAACTGCGCTTGCGGTTTTCTGGACATTTCGTGGCTTCCCTTCGCTGCTGAGCAGTACCATCTGAGTCCCAACATCTCCGACTACGTTTTAGTAGACGTCCCCATCGTCGTGGCGGATTTTCCGAACCGGAACATGGATTCGTTTTCATACGACCAGCTTACGGATTGGCGCACACCTATTGGTCGAGTAGCTTTTCAGACCTTCATTGGAAAGCCGGTTCACCAGGACCACGACAACATGGATGACACCCGAGCGAAGGGTGTGATATTCGATGCTACGCTGTTGCCCTTCCGTGACCGCTGGCACGTGAAAATACTGAAGGGGTTTGACCGGTCTAAGGATGCACGTTTAGCTCGGTTGGTTCAGGAGAAGAACCGTATCGGGCACAGCATGGGTGCGTTGGTGGAGCGTACAGAATGTTCGTTGCCGTGGTGCAAGTTCCACAGTGATGGGCGTATCACGTGTGATCACATTCGGAACGGTGCTGGCAAAGCGGACGTTATCGACAAGCATCTGGTCTACGAGAACATGATGGACTTCTACTTCGTGGAGTCGTCCAGTGTGGAAGACCCGGCGTACGTTGTGGCGTTGTCGGACAAGATTTGGGCTTAGAAAGGGAGCGATTGATGGGCAACAACAGTCCTCCGTACGAAGTGGCATACAAGGGTGTACTTTACCGGTTACGTCAAGCGGGTGGCCTTGGTGCTACTGGCGAAAACGATTTTACGATCGTTCGGAAGGAATACCCCTCAGACACCCGTGAGCTCCGCTACTCTGGCGGGGCTTTTATTCTTGAGCTCACGCTGAAGTGGGGTTTTGCACCAGGGGCGACCGCGGACTTTTCGGTCACCCTCCCGGAAGAGGATGCAAAGTTAACATTCGGAGCGATGGTAGCGGATGGCGGTGTGGTGAGTGAGGAGTACAAGCGACTCGTAGAAGGAGGAGACGCACCAGGTCCAGTAGCCAAGCTGACGCAGAAAGCCCTTCCAGCACCAGAACAGAAGCAGTTGACAGCTGCAGCATCAATAGGGAAGCGTGTAACGGCCTTACTACGCTGGCCAGGAGGCGACCCGTTATTGCGTACACCACCCCCGCAAGAAGTCGCAAAGGTAGTCTTCCATCTATGTAATCCATCGGAAGGGTTTCTACTTGGTGGTGTAGACTACGGTAGGGTGCCCAGTGGTTTAGTGGAGCAGTTTGGCCAGCAGCTTCAGATTGAGCTCATGCAGCGTTTTCCGGGTGCAACTATTGACACTCGGGTGGTTTCTCAATCGGACCCTCACTGCGGATATCCTATTGTACTGAACAAGAACAACGTGCCATTGAAGACGTACGGGGAAGGGTTGGACAAGGTGAGCTACGAGAGGGAGCTCTCTCACATGGCTCTCGACATCTGGCGCGAGTACTACAGAAAGTATCAAGACCAAGCCCGTGGTGGTGAGTAGGAGCATCTGATGGCGAAGATCAAGATTCAGTCCAAGTACGCAGTGTACAAGATGGTCACAGCCAAGAAGGAAGACCGTCGACCAGGTGCCATTCCTGAGCATCTTCGTTCTCGGATGTCCGACTTGCTGGCGAGCTACTTTTCTCAGGTGGGTGAGGAGCTCTACGATAGAGTGATGGCGGAAGTCACCGACAGTGTACAGAAGACTTTTGCTACGGGCGTGAAAGAGTTAGGGGATCTGGTAAAGACGAAGTTGGGCGAGCTAGGGTTCAAGGAATCGGTGCGTCACGTTCAACCGTGGTTACAGTCTATTGTAACAGACGTTAGCAATGAGGGTGTTCCAGCGCTTACTTCTTCGTTGAACAACATCGCCAGCCAGTTTTCTGTAGACTACTCGGCTGGTGGTGATACAGTAAGTGAGGAGGAGGGTGAGGAGCTGCTCGAGGTTGAGGCGCCGAAACCGACGGAGCCTGCAGCAGAAGAAGCTCCTGCTGAAGAGGATGCTACGAAAGAGGACCTGACCGCCATTCTGGAAGGGAAGGAGCCCGCTCCCGCTGGTGGAGAAGAGCAACAGGAGGCTGCCGCTTCCACGGTGGGAGACGTGAAGCGTCGTTTGCGCAAGATGCGGTCGGAGCGTAGAGTGGAAGCTGCTGGAGAAACTCGAGAGGAGCTACTGCGAAAAGCTGCGGTTCACCTCAAGACCCTATCGGAGTAACTGATGGCTGAACCCGCACGCAGAGGTCCGCCTCCCATTCCGAAAGAAGAGGGCCCTCCTCCTACCCCACAGGAGCGCGCGAAGGCGCAGCGTACTGTGCTGGAGTTCATGCGTCCTGCATTGGATGAGGTAGCTGAGCTTGCTTTAGCAGCGAAGAAGACGCGGGATGATTTCCACTCTCGTCGGAATCGGTTGTTGGAAGTAACAAAGCTTCTCGCTTCCTTCCACAAGAAAAATCCGCGTGAATTTCAAGCTGCGATGGGCTACCTGAAAAAAGGTAACGAAGCGTGGATGGCGTTGGACGACGCCGTCATGAAAAACGCGACAGAGATTTTTCAGTCGTTCAACAAACTGTACGCGGAGCTCAACACTTTTTTAGAGGACCGTGCGCCCGCGAAGAAGCTTTCTCCTGAAGAGAGGATGCCCCCTGAGACGCCGCGAAAAACTCTCGAGATGCTGCTTGTGAAAGAAGAGGGCATGGACCCTGAGCAGGCCAAAGAGACTGTGCGGCATATGAGTGATGAGCAGATAAGCAAGATCATCCCTGCGGGTGAGTTGTTCCCGCCCCGCATCGTCCAGTTCCGTGGAAAGATGTATCGTCGTGCGTCGGTCGGGACGTTGTTGAAGCGTACGTGGTAACAATGGACCTCGTTTTTTCCAGACCCGATTTCGAGCGTTTACTTCCAGACTTGCTACAGCTGTGGCCCGAAAGTGGGGAGTGGCACCCGGATGCTGAAGCACAGGTGCTCAAGCTTTCAGTGGCAAGTCGGCAGCGCCACGAAGCTTCTGGTGACGAGCTTGATCTCGTTTGCGTGAGCACAACCATCAGTAAAGCTCAGTTGTCGGAGGTGGGAGGTCGCATAGCGGCAGTTCGGTCGGTCCCATGGAAATATCGTCGTTTCTTTGAGAAGGGTCGACCTTCTTTGCGCGCGGCTCTCAAGCTGCGTCCAGGAATGATGCTGCCTATCACCATCAACCGGGTGGATACTACAGCTCGAGTGAACACGGTACGTCGTCTTCGGAAGGGTGGGAAGCCCCACTTTCTGAAAATGGATATCACTTTGGACACCAAGCACCTACCAGTAATCCTGGAGCGGGAAACGAAGTGCAACTGTCTCTACTGTGGCACACCGGCAACGAGTGATGAAGTAAACTGTAGGGGGTGCGGTGCGCCGCTGCCCGCGTGCTGACTGAGGTAACAATGAGTCGAAGAAAATCCATTTACAAAGAGCAGCCGAAATCGATTCTCTACATGGGGCAGCACTACGTGTTGGCTGCGGAGGGTGATCCGGAACCTTTGGAAGAGGTTCCAGAGGAAGCTCCTGTTGAGGAGGAGCCTCCGAAGAAAAAGCGGTCTTCTGCTGCGCGTGTCCGGATTGATGAGTGCAAGGGTAACAGTGTCACATTTGAAGTGATGGCACTCGTGCACAGTTACGACGGCAGTGGTATTCCTGGTCTACCGGATGCGGATGGCCAGGTACGGAAGCGGAGCTACAAGGTCAAGCAGATCTCGAGTTTGAAGGCTATTCCAAAGGATGTGCTTTCGATGATCCAGGCGGATGGGAACGGGGACGCCGTGATGGACCGCATCGAGAAGCTGCTTCGCGTGCGCCCCTCTCCTCCGCTCTACTTCATCCGCGCTACGGGTGGATGGAACTGGAGCAAGCGTAACGGAGACAAGGGGGTAGCAGAGATTCAGCGGTTGCTGGAGTACCTACGGGGCCGTCGGGCGATTCTGTTTTCTTACTGCAACAACAAAATCGACTACGGGAGTAACCCTGGTCTGATTTAGTAGCTATGCCAAGGCGTCTGCGAAAAACAGCCCAGCGCGCCTTTGCTGTTGGCGCACTGGACGAGGCAGTTCTGGAGCGTCTTTACGACGAATGGGACGCCGAGGACTATGATGGGATGCTCCTCTTTTTAGACGAGTGGGCGCCCATGATTACCTTTGAGACCGCGAAAGAGCTGATAATGGATTTCGGGCTGGAGGACGAGCTCGGGGACCCGGCGACGTTGGAGAACCGCTACGAACACGTGGACGACGTTTTCTACGATATCGAGGACGCGTTGAACCGTGGAGACATTCGAGCGTTGAATCGGGACAGCAAACTAGCAAAGGTGGGTGGTCCTGAGTACGCAGCTGGTCGTGACGGGCTTCGGTTCGGTTTGATTTTTCATGCTTCCAGTGCGGACCTGGAAGGATTGCGTGCGCGCTTTCCCAAGCCTGTTGGTGAGGAGGATGTGGAGCCGGTTCAGCCAACGGAGAAGTCTGAGGACGAAGCCATGGCAGAAGAGATAGAAGAAGCTGGTCGGGAAGTGGAGGAGCAGCTGGGAGAGAAGGCGGCTTCAGTGACTGCGGCTGCTCCCCCTTATCCTGAGGAGTGGTGTGCGCAGAAGGCTATTAGTCTGATCAAGTCTGTAGATTTCGGTCATCCTGGTGATTCTGGGATAGTAGCGCTCGAGCAAGCGGACCATTTGTTGGTGAGCTGTGAGATGCCGAACAGTAATTTGAAGATGGCGATCCGGTATTTTTTAACGGACCGTGAGCGCGCCCGGCAGCACATCTATGGTACGGAGAGTGGATCTGATCAAGGAGCTCTAGCTGAGCTGCTCGGGCTGGTTTCGTTGCCGGTGGCCGCGGGAGTATCTCGTTTTGTGACTTACCGTGGGGCGATGTACGAGCTGGTGCCTTCTGGAGTGGAGGAAGTTCGTGAGGCGTATCATTTGCCTCCGGGGAAGATGAAGGGTGTGAAGCCTTGCACACCGAAGGACCAGACGGACAAGAAGTCTAAGGGTGAGCAGGTATGGTGTGTATTTGACAGTCATGGGAATCTGCGCGCTCGCTACAAGACGGAGAAGAAAGCGAAGCAGTACAAGGTTTTCATGATCAATAGGTACTGGTCCTCTGGTAAGGGTAAGAAGAGGAAGGACCGACCCACGAACAAGTAGTGGACGTTCTACGTTTGCGGAGCGGGAAACTACTTATTCTATACTGAGAAAACTGAGCAGCAACATTACCCCTTCGCTCAGTATCCCACAAAAATTATTGGAAAGTGCAGCGTGACACATCACAACGCGGGCACGAGTGCTTTGTCAGAGATTCACGAGCAATATTACTCGGTGTGACATTAAACTGAATCTCAGTTGGACGAAGCGGCAGCATTACCCCCGTGATAAGTGTGACGCACTCGTGCCCTCTCGGAGAACGGGATGTCACAGTGTGTGACGCTGCGAGTTGTAAACAGCGGTAAACGTATTTCATGGAGGATAGAAAATGCCGCTTCTTCCAAACGCGTCTGTAAAGACCAAATACGATTTTACGCGGTCGCGCTTCGAGTGGAAACGTCAGTTCGAGGTTTCCCCGACCACGAATATCGTAGAGGAAGGCAGTGTACTCACACGTCTCCCCGGTCCCGCGGGCAACGAGGTGGTTCAGTTGGGCCACGCTGGTGCCATGGCGGCTGGAGAGCGTCCAGTGGGTCTCTCACTGCAATCTCGCATCACTGCGAACACCTTCGCGGATGTGCGCAACTACACGGTTCCGGCGGCGCCGGGTCCGTACACCATTCAGCTTCCGCACGCTGGTCTGATCGACCTCGGTGCTCTTACAGCTGAGGCATACGTGTGGGACTACGACGCAGGTCCGCCTGCGGCGCTGACCGTCATCCCTCACGTCGCGCCCCCGGCTCCCCTTGCAGGCCAGGTGGACATCGATCCCGTAACGGGGTTGATGACCTTCAACGCCGCTGAGGCTGGCCACAACATCGATATTACATATCGGTGGAACCTGACCGCTATCGAGCGGGATCTGATTCTGCGCCAGAGCCACGTCAACCGTGGTGCTGAGGACCAGTTTGGTCTGATGACGGTTGGCTACGGCGACTGCGTGGTCTACACGAGCATGTACGAGTGCGACCAGGCGTACACGGTCGGCGCGCAGCTGACTCTGGGTGCTAACGGTCTGTTCACTCTGGGTGGCGCGACAAACTTCGGTATGGTCGTGTCTGTACCTTCGCCGGGTGACCCCTACCTTGGCGTCGAGTACATCAGCCCGAGCTAACCCGAAACTGAAGAGAGGAGAAAAACATGTCTCAAGTGTTTTCAGGAAAAGCTGCTCTTCGGGATCGGAAGGGCAACGACATCGCACGGGGACCCGCCTTCAAGGCAATGCCTCGCACAGGCAGCATCAGCTATTCGGAGACGACTCCGATGGTGGATGCGTCGGGAACCTACAACCAGCCCAGCGTGCGTGGGCTCATCGAGCAGATGGATGCCATCGTGAAGCTGGCGCGTGCGGGTGAAATCCGCAGCGACGCTCCGGCCACGACTGGTCCGTCTGCGTGGGACCAGCAGGGTCACTTCGTCCGGACGGCGCTCGCGGAGCAGCGTCCGGTCGAGGGTGGTCCGTTCCAGGTCCTGGGTGAAGTGTTCACGGACTCCGTGGCTGAGACCATGGGTCGCATGGGCTTCACCAACAAGGTGTTCGCTCAGCAGGATGTTGCTGAGGGTGGCACCGCCCGTATTCGTATCCGTCAGAAGGACGTCACCACGTGGCTGATGCTGTCGGACGGACACACGGTCGAGTCTCTCATCCGCCAGAAGTACATCTACCCTCGGGGCTACAACCTCGAGACGTTGGTGCTGATGGAGGAGGCGGAGATTCATGAGGCTGGCGCGCAGATCATCGAGGAGAAATACAACGACGCCCTCGAGGCGACGATGGTTCGTGATGACAACATCACGAAGTTCCTCCTGGATCAGGCTGCTCCCACTGACAACGACGTCATCGCGTTCAACGCGTTCACGCCTCAGGTCTTTGTTACGCTGCGTAACCAGATCTGGCAGTGGAGCCTCCCTGTCCCCCACGCCCTGATGGCCGTGGACCTGTGGGACGACCTGTTCGCGGATGCGGACTGGGCACGGTGGTACTCGCCCATCGAGAAGCACGAGTTGGCCGTAGAAGGCAAGCTCGGTCGCCTCGGTGACATCGAGCTCATCACCGACGGATTCCGCTACGACACCTTGCAGGTTCTGCAACCTGGCGAGGTGTACTTCCTGTCCTCGCCCTCGACCCTCGGTGTCAAGGCGAACATGATCGCGCTGAACAGCAGCGTGGTGGACCAGCGCATGCTCGGCCGGGCCGTGCGTGGGTGGTTCATCTTCCTGCGTCAGGCGAGCGTGCTCGGCAACAGCCGCGGCGTCTCCAAGGGTGTGCGGCTCTAGTAGCTAGGCATCCACCTGTACCCCCGGGAGGCGGATACCTCCCGGGGGTCTTTTCACGTCTTGGGTTGTTCAATCAGTTTCTATCGGGGATTGATTCGACAGTCCAATTCAGGAGCTCCCAGTCATGGCTCTGCACAAGAAAACACCGCTGAAAAATATTACCTTCAAGGGCGCCAACTACAAGCTCGCAGACGGTGCAGATTTGCCTGTGCCAGAGTTCTCCCCCGAGCTGGCACCCTCCGAAGAAAACATCTACGTCCGCATGTCCATGGACGACTACCAGCTACTGGCTTCCCTGCCTGAATCTACGTACGGTCCAGTCAAAAGACTTCTAAGCCGCTTCAATCGAAAGAAACTCGAGTCTGGTCGTGCGGAAGTCATGGCAACAGAGACAGAAGTAGCCGATGTCATCGCGGCGTTAGAGGATTTCATCGACGAAGAGGAAGGGGCAGCAGCTTCCACAGTGCACGCTCAGGACATGCTCGCCAAGTGGAAGCGCAACTACCTAATGCCTGATAAACCTCTTCCCAAACCGATGCCCAGCTACACCTCAGATCTCCCCCGAAGCACCAACGTGCGTGTGTTCAACTACAAGGGTGCCAAATACGTTCTGGTAGAGGCGGACGATACTCCCCCCGATTACATGAAAAAGCGGGAGTCGCCCACTTACGAGGAAGTAATCGATCAAGAAATCTTCAGCGACCTCGTCAAGAACATCAAGCCCTCTATCCGCGACAACATTCCCGTTTCGCAGCTGAAGCGAAGTGTGGACGCTGTACAGCAAGCTGAAGGCTCTCTGCGGAAAGCGAGTGATGCGCTGAATAACGACCGACGTCCTGGTGTCCGCTGGCTCACTGATGCCTTTTTCTCTGGCAATCAAGGCATTCTCAACAAGCTCATGGAAGACCCGGAGCTCGTGCGCACTTCCATCAACCAATACATCGAGGACCTCCAGACTGCTCTTGCCGCCGCGCAGACCGCAGTAACTGTGATCACCGACATCTCCAACATGGTGGAAGAGAAAGACTGGGCTAGTAAGTGGACGATGAAGAAGCGACGCAGTGAGCTCCGCAAAGAGATCCTCGAGAAAGCCTACGGCATGTCCGCCCAGGAAATCAAGGATTTCTTCAGCGAAGCGTACGCCATCAAACAGAAGCGCTCAGAGGAAAAGAAACCAGAGAAGCAAGCGACCGCTTCCACTGTACCACGCACCGTCAAATTCAAAGGCCACCCCTACGTTCTGGTTGCTTAGCGATGCGGAAACGTGGATTCACCATCGAGGAAGCAGAACGGGTAGCTACAGAGCTTGGTCTTCTGTGGCCCGAAGTTCTATTCGGCGTCGAGCAATTCCGTAAAGGCATGGACGTCGAGCTCGAGCATGGCAAGCTGCACGCCGAGACAAACGTCACCAACGACGACCCGGTACTCACCGGAAAGATAGCGTGGGCCCACCTGATGGAGCGCCCTGATTACTACGAGCTCTTGGAGCTGGTAGAGAGCGGTGCCATCAAGATGCAAGAGGGCCCCGAGATGACCACCAAGGAAATAGCGGACGCTGCGCAGGACTACGCACGCACCGTATCTTTTGCAGACTCCAACAACGGGGAGCGAGGAACCATGGAGCACCCGAATTTCATCAAGGTCGCAGGTCAACTGTATCAGCTGGAGGAGACTCCTGAAGAGAAGCCGCTTCCCCAAGTCATCCGCGTAAACGGGTTCGAGTACGAACGCGCCGCAGAGGAGCCCGAATCCTCCCCTGAGTACATCCGTGTGAAGGGGATGCTGTTTAAGCGGGACGACGAGCTCACCCTTCACGAGGCTGCCAAGAAGAAGGGTAAAGGCAAAAAGGATGACGAAAAGGAGAAGGGGAAGAAGGGGAAGGGAAAGAAGAAGAAGGACGATAAAAAAGATACCAAGAAGGGTAAGGGCAGCAAGAAGAAAAAAGACGACAAGAAGGGGAAGGGAAAGTGGAGCACCCTTCCCAAAGGGTGGACCAAAAAGTCGGCTGAGTCGTTCTGGAATTCCATCGGTGGCTCTGTTACGAAGTGCAGAGAAAAGCTGAAGGATGCTAAAGAGATAGATGATACCGGGGCATTCTGCGCCTCATTAAAAGACTACGCCCAGGGGGAGGGTTGGCGTAAAGGCCCTCGTAAAAAGAAGACCAAGAAAAAGGCCTCCACTGCTCCACAATTCATCAATTACAAGGGCACTCGGTACGAGCTGGAGAGCTAAAATGTCTGCACCGGACACCATCACCTACCAAGGCCGCGAGTACGTTCGAGTAGCTGGAGCGGGCACGCCTGAGGAGTTGCGGCAGCAGTCCATCGTTCTCCACGAGCTCGCACAGCAGCTTCGGCCCAGCATCGCGAGCTCGGATATCGCGGGCGAGCTCAGTTCCATACGGGAAGCGTTGACCAACATGGTACGCGCCAACAATTTCCTGCTGGGCGAATCTCACTTGCTACCCAACAGTGTTCCTGGTAACAGCGAACGCATATTCGCTTTGGCTACAGCGGCTGCTGATGAGGTTACCAACCTGGGCGACCGGTTGCAGAAGTTGGCGGCTCGTTTGGGAACGTGGGCACTCAAAATCGATGAGCTCGTGAAGGAAAAGGCAGCTCGAGAAGACGTGCCCACGAAGGTGGTCAAGCAGCAAGAGTCGAAACAGTTTAGTCACCTTTGGTAGGAGTTGACCGATGAGCCATCCTCAATACATAGAGTTGGACGGAAACATCTACCGCTTGGTGGAAGCTGCGGAGGAGCAGCGAGCTCCCGTTTCCTACGGGGACGCAATGCGCGCTCTCAAAGCGGTGTACTTTCGGTTCTTCGAGAAAGCCGACCCGGATCCGGCGCTCCACGCCATCCTGGATGTGCTGAACTTCGCTCACGCAGCAGCGAAGGATGTGGAGAAGCAGCTGCCCGATGCCGCGCGTCCCAGTAAGTGGAGTGTGTCCGACGAGTTTCGGGATACGTTCAATCAGCTTGAGAGAACGTACAAGAAGCTGGACCAGGCATTCCGTGCGGCGGACCGTCGGAAGGCTCTGCAGAAGTTCCTGATGGCTCGTGGCATTCACGTTCCGGAAGCGGAGCGCATCGACTAAAATGTCTTTCCGTCGGACAGCGATCCTCAAGAAGTGTCGTGACCAGGATAAAAAGCCTGGACGCAAGTATCCTGTGAGCGAGCAGGAGTATTGCTTGTGGGACACTGAGGAAAAGAAGATTTTGATGGCGGGTCCGAAAGCAGCGGTCAAGAAGCAAGAGAAAGCCGTTCAGTACTACAAGCGGCAAGGGGCTCCCGTCCCGGAGTGCACTGAAATGCAGCAAGCCAGCACTATTAGATACAAAGGCGCTTCTTACGTAGCTCTGCGGGCAGGCCGTCGTTTGGTTACGGCGCAAGGTCCCTCAGAGCGTGTTAAGGAAGAGCTCCGGATTATGTCTCCCGAGCTTCGCGGTGACCTTGACGAGTTGGTCCGCGAGCTAGGTATCCCCGCGTGGCGTATTGTGATGGACGCGCAGGACCGTGGGATGTCGGTCTTCAAGGAGATTCAAGAGCTCCGTGGTGACCCCGAGAGCGCTTCGGAACTGAAGCAGTTGGTGGAGCTCGAGCAAGGCTACATTCAGGAGCACGGCGTAGAAAAAGAGTACGAAGGCGTGGAGTGGGAGCCGAAGGTTCCAAAGAAAACTGCCCCTCCTGTTCCTGCTATAGAGTTGGTATCTCCTGAGGAGCAACGAGAACTCGGCCCTGCGAAGGACGTCATAAAAGAACGCATCGAAGAACGGGCTCGGAAAAGACGGCGCAGACAACCAGAAAAGCTTGCTCCTGCGAAGGACGTAATAAAACAACGCATCGAAGAGCGAAAAGAGCGGTCTCAGCAGAAGCAATTCCAGCGAAAAGAAAAGAAGCTGTCGCCGCAAAGGGAACTCGTCAAGACTGTTGAGGTCGTCGACCTTCCTTACGAGGTCGAGGAACGGTTCTCCGAGAAGGCTCGTCGTGAGAAACTTCGTCGGGAGATCATGGCTCTCGAGTCCCGGCTCGACTTCAAAAATCTATTCCCAAAAGAGCTCACAGAAGACGACATTGAGTTCGCGTTGCCCTACTATCGGAAGCTCAAACAGAAGCACAACGAAGGGGGTAAACGGCGTGCGAATGTTGTAAAATATAAGGGAGCCTACTACACCCCAGTAGAAGCGCTTAAACAAGAAGTCGACCCTTCCAAAAGGCTTCCTCAACAACAGGGCATCAACGAATTCGTTTCCACACAAATTCACATGCACCGTTTGGATACAGCGCTTCAGAACGCGGAGAAAGTGTTCGATACTCTAGTAGCTTCTCCCGGGCTGGAGAAGTACGACGACAAGCGACAGCAGATAGACGCACAGCTGAGTGAGGTACGTCGGAACGTTGAGGTAGTAAAATCTCTGACCCAATGCATGGGTGACACTATCGAAGCCCAACAGGAAACTATTGGGCGTTTTCAAGATGCCTTACAGCAACTACAAGAACAACGCACGTCGAGTGCACAAGGAACTAGCGGAATGGCTACCCAAGAAGAAACTCCCCAGATGGTAAAGTACGCCGGTCACTTCTACGTGCTCGCGGAAGACGAGGACAAGGAGCCAGAAGAGGTAGAGGAGCTCGAGGAAGAGGTCGAGGAGCACCTGGAGGAGGAAGCTGAAGAGATGGAGCTCCTGGATGCGCTGAAGTCGCACTGGCAGACCATCCTCGACAAGCTTCCGGACGACCTCGAGGTGGACGACGAGTTCGAGGCTGCTCTCAACGGCATTGATGAAGTCATCTCCGTGATGGACAAAATCCACGCGGAGTACGCCGAGGAGCCTCCGGGTGAAGAGGAAGGTCTACCGGAAGAACCTGAAGCTGAGTGACCCTTTGCTTAAGGAAGCCAGGATAGCTACCGAGGACCAGAAGCTTCCGGAGCTACTGAAGGAGCTTCCTCGGCAACTGCGCAGCGATGCACGAGTGGAAGAGTTGCTCGTGCGCGCTATCGTCCTGGCCTTCATTCTTCCGTTGCAGGGTAAAGCTTTGCAATCGCGACCTGGGATGGCTCTTGTTTACCAGAAGCTTTTCGGGAACGCGTGGAGTGCTGCAGCAGCGATGGTACGTAGGATCCGTCCTGGGGTGCTGGCAGAAACCCGGAAGTTACTCCGAGTGGGCCCCGAAGCGTACACCAATACGGCGCTTCGTGAAATAAGCGAGCTTTTCAAGGCGAGCTAATGTCCAACAAGGCACCGAACTACATCAGAGTCAACGGGCGCGTCTACAAACGGGCGAAGGTTTGGCAACTTTCTCCAGAAGACAAAACCGTATTCGAGCGCTTGATGTACGAGTGGTTGGATGGTGAGGGTTGGCGCAGCCTTTTCACTTACGATTTTGGCCATTGGCCTGCAGAGCGCCTTGGAGACCGAATGGCTGAAGAGTTTGGCGCCTACCTTGGTAGTCTAGCAGAAGAAGCTCTTCCGTGGAAAGAGTACGCGATGGAGCTCAAGCGTGCAAAGAATCAAAAGAAGGAACGATAAAATGTCTGAACGCCATCCAGAGTTCATCATGGTCCGCGGGCGCAAGTACCGCTTGGCTGCCAAGAAAACGGTCACGCCTGAAGATGTCAAAGAAAGCATCTCCCAAGCGGCGGACAAAGCGGCCATCGAGAACATCATCAGCAACCTCGTGGTACACGCGGGCCACATCCAAGAAGCGGCACCCCGCATCCTCGAGATGCTGGAGGGTCCAAAATCCAAAGCGGACAAGGCGGTCGACCAACTGAAGGCACACTGTTCTGTCCTCCAAGAATTCTTGGGGCAACTCATGCCGACCTATAACCGGTACAGCCAGAAACATCCTCCTCGTAAGAAAAAGAACAAGGAAGAAGAAACTCCGGCTGCTGAGGAGTAGAGTTTCGTGGATCGCGACGCAGACGGAAAAGTCGAAGTCTCCGACGATGAGACTTTCGACCTGCTCCAAATCGGGCAGCACGTTGAAACACCCCTCGGTCCTGGCGTGATCTCGCGCATTGGTCTGCAAGCTGCTCGTTACGGTGACCGCATCGAGCTCGAGCCTCCGGTGGTTACAGTGGAGCTGGATGACCCTGAACCTGGACAGCCAGACGAAGTTAATGTCTGTATGTGTAGGTTGGGGCTCGAGGACCCGAAACACGAAGCGATCATTAGTAAAGAATTCGCTCGACTGTGGCCCCCTATTGAAGAAGAAGTGCCGGAGGATGTGCACATGCTTATGGACGTAAAGAAAAACGAAGAGGACATGGAAAAAGTCCGGTCCCGCTTCGACCAGCAGACCATGACTGCGCACCGTGTGGCCTCTGTAGCCCTTCGGCACCGTCGCCAGCGCCGCATCTACCAAGACTTCGTTACGTTGGCTATGCACCTAGCAGAGCCCGCCATCGATGAGACCAGCATTCTCGAACCTGGAACGGTGGTTACGGGAGTGGAGGGTGTGGACCTGGGGGAAGCTGGTGTCGTCGTCAAGAAAATGAAACTAAAGGGGAGAGATGGAGAGGACGCTGGACAGGTCTATGTAGTTCTGTATAACCCCGACTCTGACACCCTTCGCCAGCTGACTGTTCCGGAAGACTCCAAATTCATGGGCCACGATGGTGTAGGTGCCACAGATATGATGCCGACGGTGTACGATCCGCAGGCGTTGGACAGCCCAGAGCTCCACCCGATTCGGATTTTGCCCAACACGTACCTTCCACAGAACCCGAACTACCCGAGCTCTATTACGGATACCGTGTGGAGGCCGACGATTCGCCAGACGCCAATCCGCTACTACAAGGTCCGCGAGGCTGGAGGTTTCCAGCGGCGCCCCGATTACAAGGACCCACAGGAGTGGCCACCCACCAGTACGGTGAACTACCCTACCCCGGACACTGTGAACCCTCCGGGTAAGCAGCGTACACGGAAGCGTGGGAAGGATGCGTACGACCCTCACGATCAAACTCCGGACATGGATGAGAAGGTCAACCAGAAGATGGAGGACCTGGCCATGAAGTTCTGGGGTGATTATCAGCGGTATCGGGAGCAGAAGATCCCTGGCAAGGGAAGCACGCTCGACATTCACATCGAGGACTTTGCAGACGTGTTCCAGGGTCGCACTGAGATGAGCGACGATGACATGCTCAACCTGTTCAACTATCTGGTGCAGATTGGGATGATGGACGAATCGATGCTCCACAAGTACCTCATGCGCCAGGACGAGAAGTTCCGCCAGGTGAACCTCCGCACTCACTACTAGGTGCGCCTATGGTTAAACAGCCACCCAGCAAAACTCTGTTGTACAAAGGGGCTACCTACGATGCTGTAGAGCTGCCGAAGGCTCTTTTGTACCGAGGGGCTGCGTACGAGTTGGTGACAGCTGCTGAGGATGATAAAGAAACCGGACGCGCGGTAAAAGATGTTCTGCAAACACTGAAAGAGAAAGCGCCACAGCTTAACGATGCAGAAGAAACTTCGATGGAAGAACGTCTTGCGCCCATTACCGTAGAGGAGGAGAAGGTAGTTGAGGAGAAAGCTCCTCCAGAAAAGGAAGAAGTTCCTCTTCTGTTTGGAAAGGAGCTGCTTAATTCTTTGGAGCCCTTCGTTGCGGAATTACGTAAAGATGTACAAGGGTGGTTGTCCAAATATGGTATTGATGCCTCAGGAGAAATTGCAGTAGAGGCAGATGAAGCCGACGGTATCGATATGGGGGTGCCAATAGCTACTAAGAATTTCTCTGCACTTCCTAATACGAGCCTCTCCTTTGACTACTACATCAGGCTACCCGAAGAGGATTTGGAGGCGTTGCGCGCACGTGGACTCACCGATATAGAAAAAGAAGGTTTTGCCGGGCGTATTCTTCGGAACATCAAAAACTTGGTAGGTAGCAACAACAAGTTGCAAGAGGTCGTGCTCCACTTCTGCAACCACGGTTTTGTAGGCACAGGGAATACAGTCGGAGAGCTCCTGGATACTGTAGGATTTCTGCAAAAGAAAACACAAGTACGCCCCGGTGAGCTTTTGGAGGTACCTGAAGAGGAGGCTTCCGAAGAGAATATTAAAGAGTGGGTGTCTGAAGTCTTTAAGCAAATTATTGAAAACGAGATGCACCACCATGCAGGAGTAGACATCTTCCGCAAGTCACAGTGGGGCGACATCGGAAAAATGAAGGAAGTCCTCAAAGGATTGCAAGCTAAAAACATTCTTGGCGGTGACCAGGTAAGCGTGTTGATGAAATTTTTAGGGGGGTTGAAACCTACTGAGTACGCTTCCATGATCCGCGATATTCTTACACCTACAAGAGCCACAGAAAAATACAGTCTGCGCAAGGTGGTCGAAGCAAAGATTGCTGAGCTTACCAAGCACGAACAGTACAAAGGGGAAGTGAAATTCGGAATAGCCGATGATGGTAATATTGTAGCAGCTATTGATGCACCTTACCCATTTCAGTACATACTCAAACAGCGCACTGGAGGGAAGATAGAGCTTCTTCACGCAGACACAGAAATCTGTGACTTCAGTTTTATTGTGGATACGGAGCAGGCCGCGAAGGATTTGTTGACTGCAAGCTTGAATATGGCGGATGCGTACAAGCGTGCAGTGAACCCCTCTGTGAGCCAGAACAGAAAAGAGCGAGAAAAGGAGGAGCTCTTTTTGAAGATCCACGATCTTTCCAAGAAGCTTCATGAGCAAGAAGGGTTGGAAGTGGAACATCCTACAGAAGAGGAATCTGTGGGCGCCCAGCAAATGCCGGGGTACGAGTCCACACGTGTGCAGGAATAACGGCACCTGCATCGAGTGATCTCCCTCCCACCACTCCACCAACTTTTTCCGGTTGGCAAATCACAACCCTCCCGCTAACATCCCAAAAACATTACTGTTCTTCCTGTAAGCTGCCTTCCACAAAAAACTTGACTCCCTCGAACTCGCTGGTATACTTGCTTCTTGTCCAAGGGAAGCAGGTACACAATGCTGGGAACGATCCGAGTACGTCTCACCTCCGTGCTAGAGCGGGCACGTATCCTTTCAAAGATCCAAGATTTAGCAAGAGTTTTGGCACGTTACGTATGCCGACTCATAGGAGCGCGAATATTCAGGCACGAGATCCGGGGGATACTTTCAGAGTATGACAATGCTCAGAAAGAG